AACTCTTTCATTTTCTGCCCAAGTTCAGTACGATAATCTACTTGAGAGTTTATATCATCAGTAATCTGAGACGATAAAGATGCAGTCATCTTTAAGGCAGCTTGATATTCCTGTTCAAGTTTAATTCGTGCTTTTTGTGCTTTTAATGATTCAGCCATCTAATATCCCCTATTATTTTTTAGCATCCAAGAATTGTTGCCAACTCTTTGGAACTGGCTTTCCTTGTTTTTTTCTTTCTTCGGCTTTCTTCTGTAATCTTAGAAATGCATCATCTACATTTTTAGCTAATCTTTGGAATTCTTTATCCCCTTTTAAGCTTTTAGCTAATCCTTTTGCAAACAATCTTTCTATAAATCCTTCAGATATATTCCATTTTTTAGATATGGCTTTTTTAACCTGTTGTTTTTGTTCGTTTGTGAGTTTCATATGTTTGTTCCCATTTATACTCTTATAAATATAAGACATAAAAAAAGTGAGGAATTTTACTTCCTCACATTTACATTTGGTCCTTGTGGTGATGAACTCTGAGATTTATTACTATTCTTCATTTGTTTAGCTTCTTCCTCTTTTGCCTTAGAAAGCTCATTATAATAGAAATTTCTTATGTGTATTGGTAACCTATAAACTCCTTCTTGAGTAAATCCATTTCCATAGTAACATAATTCAAAAATCTGTTTATGAAGAATCGAAGAGTAATTAATCGGTAGGCCAAAAAAACCCCACACCCATTGGAATGGGTTTCACCTCTCTCTCACCAGAATTTGGGTTAATCCAATCGAATTCCATATTAATATCAGGTTGATGTTCCCTAACAGTTTCTCGGAATGCTCTTGTATCTCTCGTTAAGAAAGCATTATTTATAAATTTATTGATTGTGTTAACATCAGTTTCTCCATCAACTGAAGTAATCATATATCGATACCTCGTTGTTAATTCAGAGGATGCACCATCTTTGTTTAGTCTTGCAATTGCTCTAATATCAGCTTCTACTGCCTTTTCATCTCCATGTGTAAGTAATCTCCATTCAAGATTTACACCAGTTGAAGTAGTAAATGTATAATTATTTTCTACATTTATATTATCAAGATTTGTTTCTTTAGTTTGTACTTTTGATAAATCAACATCTGTTTCATGTGCTTCACCCATTTCATCTTGAATTTGAACCCTATATTTAGAACCATATCCTAAGATACGAGCTGCTAACATTATAGCGTTTTTATCCCCTAGTATAATATCATCGATATTAACCTTCTTATCTACTATAATTGATTCAAATAACTTATCAAGTACCACCCCCTTTCGAATAAGATTCTGTGAAGCAAGAATTTCTTCTTCTTTCGCAGTCATGTATTTAATTTCAAGTTCTCCTGAAGAAAGGGGATTATCTTCTGGGTAACATTTACCTTGTGATGGTAATGATATCACTTCGGTAGGAAAATCGTAATTTGCCATATAACTTTTATTTTAATTGTTCGTATATAAATATATAACTTTTAAAAAATTAGAAATAAGACACAAAAAAAGTTCTCACTAAGAGAACTTTTTTCTTCATTATAAAAATATTTTGGAGGTAATATTAGAATTCTAAAATTGCGTAATCATACGATAGTGTCAATGTGATTTCGGCAGGGTCATTAGAAGACCAATCTAAATCATTAAACACAGCGTTGTTGATAAATGCACCCTTAAGAGTCCATTGTTCAATTTTATCACCTACTGGTCCTAACATATAAACTTGGAGGTCTTTCTTATAGAAATCCGCATACCCATCTCTACCTGTTATTGATTCGTGTGATGTTCTAACCCATTCCATTACAGCTTGTGCTCCACTTGGAACAATTGGGTCATATAGAGTAATCTCTACATCTTGCCATTCACCTTTACCTTTTAATTTTCTCTTGACGTTTATGTGGTCAAGTGTAACAGTTTCAAATGATATTGAAGGTCTGTTTGCTGTTTTTATCAGATATGAAGGAATACCATCTATCTCCATGATGAATCTGTTCTTCATCTTTGGTTCAAAGTTGGTGTAGAACATATCGTTAAATTCTAATACTTCTGCCATTTTGTTTTTCTCCTATTATATTCTATTATAAATATAGTTTACTTTTATTTTTAATTAATTATGCCGAGAACGATGCTCCGGTCGGTAAGATGTTGAAATCTAACACGATGAATTCAGCAGTTTTTGTTGGTTGTAAGAAAATCTGTCCAGCCAATATATTTCTGTCGATAACATCTGGTGTGTTATTACTTTCGTCCATCACTACTCTAAAAGCGTAAAGTCCTTGTCTTTGTTGTATTCCTTCTAAATAAGGATTAACAGTGTTTAAGAATCTACCTCTTGTTGAAGCGGTGTTCTGTTCGAATACTAAGTATCTTGAAGTTGAAGCAATATACTTCTTAACTTTAATCATTAATCTTCTTACGTTAATTCTATCTAAAGCAGATGCTCTATCTTGTAAAGTTTTCTGTCCAAATGCTACAATACCTTCTCCAGGGAAAGATGCGATTGGATTTACTTTTCCTTCATATAAAGTATCTCTTTCAGCGTGTGTTAATCTATTCAATACAGATATTGCTCCTACAATACCACCTCTGTTTAAACCAGCTGGTGCAAACCACTCAGCGGCAACAGCATCATTGGCTGCATATATTCCAGGCATCAATACTGATGGTGGAACAGATGTTAATCTATTCGTTCTTGAATCGATTGTTTTAACCCATGGGTAGTAAGTACCTACATAGTTACTATCTAAGTTACCTGCTTGTTCAATTGCTTGTGAAATAGTATCTGATGTTACGTTTCCATTAGATGAATTGTAAGTTACCCCTACAACATCTCCAATGAAGAATGCATCTTCTCTAGCTTCACACATATCAACTACTTTATCAAATACATATGAGTGATGTCTTCTTACAATACCAGGTACTGATACTAAGTTGATATCAAAATCATCTGGATTAGATACTGAGTTAATTGCTTTTATATAAGCAACCGAACCACTTGCAGCTGAAGTTGAACAATTAAATCCTTGTTGGTTACCACTACCATAGTTTGCAGATGAACCAGCAAGTGCTATTTCAGTAGTTGGTGATACACCATCAAATCCACCTTGGAATCCAACGATGAATTGTCTTTTATTAATATCAACAGCGGCTGAACCAGTCAATTCGAAACCGAATGAGTGTTCGCTACCATCTGCGATTGTTACATTATCATCAAATGCAAATACAGTATTTGAACCATTACCGGCTCCAACTGGAATTGGTGATAAGAAATGTGCGTTCTGAATTTTAACAGTACCAGTCTCTAAATCAATTCCACTAAATTGTACACCATTTGATGCACTATTATCTTTAGAATCAATTGAGAATATTACACCAGGTGTAATACTATCTGAACCACTTAGTGGTGATGAGTATTTTGCGTGTCCAAATGGTCCTGCAGTTACAGGGAATGAACCTTCAACTTTACAGTCTACCCTTACATACTTAGAACGATTTACATAATCTCCGTTTTCTGTTTGTTTTCCGTTTGCATCAATTACAACGTTTCTATCACCTATTACTTTCTTAATGTAATTTGGTGATGCAGGGTCTAAATTAAGATTACTAAACGTTTCTAAAATTACTGGTCTCTTATTTGTATCAGAGTATCCTCTAATTGCAATTGAGAAAGTTGCGTAATCAGTAGAATTGTTTGAACCAGCTGCTTTTACGTTGAATACTGCTATTTTAAATTCTTTGTTATAGTTTCCACCATCTCCAATAGTATGAAATCTAAATAAATCACTTCTTTCACCGGAAATCAACTGAGATTGTATCCAAGGAGTGGAAGCGTGTTGAATATCTTGTGTGAATTCTTGATTACCTAATTCAATTAATGTTACTGATGAACCACTTAGGAAGTTGTTTGCACAATCTCCAGCTGCTTTTTCAAAGTATTTGTTTACATATACATTCTTATTTCCTCTAGCAGATTCACCAAATACGTCAGATATATCATTTCCTGCACTTGGTAGTACAGATGCTGATATACCAGTTCCGATTTCCGAACCGCTGATTGAGAATGCTGATGCTGATGCTTCTGATTCTATTAGTAAAGATGATGCTTCACCATCGCCAATTACTCCATCTCCATCCGCTACTCCGATTGCAGTAGAGTGTAAAACTCCAATTAGTTTTTGTCCTCCTTCTGCAGAAGAACCACTAACTACGATACCAGCTGCTCTAGTCTGTGTATAACCACCTACTTGACCAACTCTTACGATTGTTACTGTTCCTGCTTCTCTTAAATAATTTTGTACGGTATATCCTGTATAGTATGAACCATTAGGTGTGCCGAATATTTCTTCAAATTCTGATTGTGTACTAACAACGGTTGGTACGAATGCAGGCCCTTTTTGGAAAGGTCCAATTACAGCTGCTCCGATTTCTCCAATCCCTTGTGCTAGGAAAGAAAGGTCATTTTCTCTCGTAAATACACCAGGTGATACAATTTTTTCTGCCATTTTTTATTACTCCTTGTTATGTTATTTGTGTAATGATACACATATAAATATAAATTAACTTTTCAAAAGAACTATTTTTGTTCTTTATCTTTTTTCTTTGGTTGTTCATTGGGTGTGAAAACGTTAGTTGTTGGTTCATAATTACCATCACCATACTTTTCATTTAACCCTTTAAACATATTCTGTTCTTCTAATTGTAAATTTGAATGTTGATTTAATAATTCTCCTTCAAGTGTTTCTATTTCATCAACTCTTCTTTTCTTTTCAATTGATAGTTGTCCCAATTTTGTAAAAATGTTTGCAACATCTTGTCTTAATTGGTCTAATGATGCTACCTCATCGTTTGTAAACTTAATTTCTTTTGCCATTTTGTTATTTTTAATAAAACTATTTCGATATATATAAATATAAAGTTTTTACTAAAACGTATTTTTTATGCAGTAAATGTTAGAGTTTTGTAACCAGATTTTAAACCATGGTCAATTGCTCTTACTCTTGCATAATATGTAGTACCACTTGTAGTTGCATTTACAACATTTAGTGAAGTACCACTATATTCGGTAAAATTAAATACCATAGTACCAGTGAAACCAGAGTTTGTATTTACTTGTACATCATACGCAGTAATACCACCTGTACCACTTTCACTACCCTCAGTCCAATTTAACATTTTTTCTGTACTATTATCGATACTATATGTTAATGTAGCTGGAGTTCCAGGATTACCTAAATCTGAATGAGAATTTCCTCCCTTGTTGTGAGATATAAATCCATTAGCTAAATAGGTATCAGGTGAACTTACATCAAGTGATACTATTTCAGTAATTTCATTGTTTACATTTACACTTGTTATTTCTACTTCAGAACCATCATGTCTTATTAATAAATCACCTTCTGTTATAGTACCAAGTGTTTTAAATAATAAATTATTATTTCTTTTAACTAACATTGGGTGTTCTGATGTACCTACTATCGTTCCTTCGTTAATATCATAAGTTCTTTCAGAAAATGAGAAAACTACATCTTGTACAATTACTTCTGTTTCATCGATGGTATCATCACCATCATATTGATATTCTAATAAGTTTACATCATCATTATATTCTGGTAAACTATATCCTTTTAATCTATCACCCTCTTCTAAGTCTCCAATTTCAACATCAGTTCCATCACTCATTTTAACCAAAGTATCGGATACTAAACACAATGCAGTTGAATTTCCATCATAAGAATCTACTGAGTAAACAGTTTTAGTTCTTGCACTACCGTAATTACCTGCATGATGATTAAACCCATCCGCAAAAGCTACTGATAATGTATGTGATACAGTACCCAATAAATCTGTTTGTGAATTTGTACCTTGTGGATTCATTCCACCAACTGTAATTACACCAGTATAATCTTGATTTGAATTGATTGATAAAAATCCTGATGTTTGTGGTGCTGAATTATATCCTGGACTTACTGACCAAGTAAAGTTTTGATATCTACCTTTTATTTGTCCAAAGTTAGAACCCTCTCCACCAAATGCTAATGTATATGTTTCGTTTGTAGATTCAACAGCATAAGTATATCCAGATAATGAACCAACTGAATCTATTCCAAATGAAGATAGTGAAATATTATCACCAGCTGAAGGTGAACCTTTTATAGCACCCAATGATACATTTGAACCTTCGGTATTACCAGTTGCTCCTGCTAAATTATTTAAACTAAGTGTTTCTTCTGCTGAAATTGCCATATATACTCTTTCCTATATATTATAAATATTAAGTAATTCGTTTACCCACTTATCTTTACTAGTATAATTGTTAATCATGTATTCTTTTAACAAATTAAACCATTTATTTTTTTCTGAATATGTGGTTTCGTTTAACCTACTATAAATATGATTAAATTCTTTTTTAGATGAAGCTCTATATGGATACTCAAAATCGGTACACCAAGATGTATGTAATATTGGTAGTTTACCATAATCTACTGCTTCAAATATACCATACCCAAATGGTTCATTTGTAAAAGATGAGTGAGAAATTCCCCAATCCATATTATAAAAGATATCTTTATGTTTAGAATTATAATGATATATTTTCATTTTAGATGTATCTAATTTTGAACCATGTTTCCAAATAACATTAAATTCCTTGGAATCCGTAAATAAGTAACTAGATAATCCATCTAAATAGTGTGGATTTTTTCTACCCTCACATCTTGAAGCAAAACCTAAATTATTTGAATCGGATAATTTTAAATTATGTTTAAATTCGTAAAAATTATGTATAGTTTTATTTGGTATTCCAATATCGAATAAACCAACCCATATAGAATGTTTTGAAATTTTATTAATTTTACTTTCCCACTCGGAATCTAAATATGGATGAACACCAAGTGATGCATCAGTAAATGTTTGGGATTTTAAAATATGGTCTACTGAATTGTGTAAAACATTTGAATGAATTTTATCTAAGTTATCATCAATAACTTTCATTGGTGTATAATGACCATGTAATATATTGATTCTTCGGGCACCTTTGGATAATTCTTCAAATTTTTCCATATCATCACCATGCCAATGTGCTTCTATTGGAAATTCATAATCATCATGTCCTTTTGGTTTGTTTCTATGTAAAAGAAGAATTGGTTTTACATCTAATTTAGGAGCAACTAGTTCTATCCATAAATTAACCCATGTATCAGTACCAGCATTTACCCAAGGTCCACCACCCGTAGTATAATACACATCATATACCATAAATTATTTTTTTACAATTATTTTTCCTGCAAATGTAGTTGAAAATACAACAGTTACTCTGTTTACTGAGTTTGTTGTGATTGTGTTTGCTATTTCTTGTTGTGAAGTTGCAGTATTCCAACATTGTACTATTGGATATTGCTCATTTAAGTTGTGGTCTATTGCATATGAAGATGCTCCACTAACTGTTTCTTTATGAGTAGTTAAATCTGTTATTTGTGAAGAACCACTTATAATACCATTTGTTGCATTTATGTTTCCATTTACAGTTAAATCGTATCCTAACGTAACTTCACCTGTATTTCTATCTAATACGAATGTATCATCGTACCAAGAAGTACCATTATTTCTAGTGATGTAAAAATCATCCGAACTATCCATTCCGAATGCTAACTTTGGACTTCCGTCTACGGCAAAGGTTACTGTTGTATGTGTTGAGGCAGTTGGATTGAGGTATATATCTGCCTGTGCTCCATCAATACGCAATGCTCCCACACCATCATTAAGGTTAGTAGCAGTTAAATGTAATGGGGAAACTGTGGTTTGTGTAGATGTTAATGCTAATCTATCTAAATCAATTACATCAAAAGAACCTGTTGTTGCAGTTATATCACCAGTTCCTAAATCTATATCTTGATTCGATAAAGAAGAAACTACTTGTGCAGAACTTGAAATTACATTATCACCATCTGTATTTAGATATCGTGTATCAAAAGTAGATGTTAATTGTGCAGAACCAGATACTATTCCTGCAGGTACATTATTAAAATTATTCCAATTTAGATAATACGAACCCACTTGACTATTAAGTTTATTAGCATTATCTGCAATTTGTGAACCACTAATTAAATGTCCACCTTTTGCAACTACCACAAATCCACTCTGAGTATCAGAAAGAGTTACTCTAGCAGTATTTACGGTTGGTAGTGAAGTTGTTGCTGGTATTAGTACATTTCTGCTATTATCATAAACAGATACCAATACATTATAAGAATTAAAGTTGTGAGTTATTGTAATATCATCTACACTATCATATGATGCAGTTACAGTTGTTGCTTCTGCAATTGAAATATCGGTTGGTAGGTTTGTTAATTGTGAACCATCTCCTTTGAAGAATGAAGCGGTTACGGCACCATTTAAGTAAATCGAACCCGTTACTGCATATGGATGTGAATTTGTTGTAAGTATTTCTTGTATCGATTCTTCTGATGAAGATTTTTCGAAAAATATCCTACCATCGTAGGTATTCATTGCCAATTCACCTAATTCAAGATTAGATATATTTGGTATCTTACCACTTATCGCAGTTCTTTTTAATTTAACTATCTGTGCCATATTTATGACTTGCCTTTTTCAATTATATAATTAATAAATAAGAAAATCTCTTATATAAGAGATAAACTTCCTTCTTACTTTATCTTAGATTTTAAATCATTTATTTCTTTTTGCTGTTCTTTAATAGCCTCTATTAAGAGACCAGTAAGTTTAGCATAATCTACTCCTTTGTATCCATTATCTCTATCAGTTACCAATTCTGGTAATACTTTTTCAACATCTTGTGCAATTACACCAACATTTGGTAATGATTGTTGTAACTCATCTGCATTATCATTCCAATCCCAAGTAACACCTTTAAGTGATTGTACTTTTTCTATTGGATTAGAAATAAGTTCAATATTATCTTTTAATCTTTCATCTGAAGAAGCGTATGCTACAACATCACCTCCTACGTTCAATGCTCCACCAATACCTACACCACCAGTTACTACAAGAGCTCCGGTATCAGTTGCATTCGTAGCAGTACTATTCGTTACAGTAAGTATATTTGAGAATGATTTTTCTCCTGTGAATGTTTGTGTACCACTTAGGTGTGCAGTATTTGATGATAAATATGCATCTGCGATAGCAGTACCATTCCAAACACCACTATCTATTGTACCTACTTCTGTGATATCTAAAGCGTTTATGCTTGTTTTAGTTTCATCACCGGTGTTAGTTCCACTTTGCCCACTTAAGTATGTAGCTGATATTGCAGAACCTTGCCATACACCACTCGAAATTGTACCAACCTCTGTGATATCCAATGCGTTTATACTTGATTTAGTTTCATCACCGGTATTAGTTCCACTCTGTCCACTTAAGTATGTAGTTGATATTGCTGAACCTTGCCATACACCAGTTCCAATTGTTCCTAATGTTGTGATACCTAACCCATTTATACTTGATAGTGTTTCATCACCGGTATTAGTTCCACTCTGTCCACTTAAGTATGTAGTTGAAATTGCACTACCATTCCAAACACCACTTGATATTGTTCCAACCTCTGTGATATCTAAAGCATTTATACTTGATTTAGTTTCATCACCAGTGTTAGTTCCACTATTCGTACCAGTAATATCGGATGTCATTGCAACAGTACCCGTCTTATTTGGTAGAGTATATGTTCTATCT